CCCTGCCAGAAATCAAAAGGAGTTGCAGCGTAAGCTAAAGCAGTAGAATGAATTTCTCCCACTGGAGGCGCAGATATAAACTGACCATAACTCGGTTCTACTTTAAAAGATGTAAGTAAAGTATCTGTTACGGCAGTTTCAGGCCAATCGAATTGTCTCCAAAAAGACATACGATTAGCAATAGAAGCAATGGTCATCTCATCTTGTCCACCTAAGCCCATAACTCTTGTGTCAACAGAAAGTTCATTTTTAGAATCTAAAGACAACTTGACTAAATTCTCTGCCACATCAGAATTCGCGAGATTCCCCATATAACGGGGATTATAAACACGTGAATCTTCCAACTGATTAGGCCTAGAATATCCAAGAAGACGAGCTAAATCAGCAGCACCATCTGCAACCAAACTAGTGGCTTTCGCATACGGACCCAAAACTGGAACCTTAGACATACTACCAGCCACCTTTGCTAAAGCAGAGGCAGGTTTACTAATGAGACCATCAGCAGAAAATTCCCCTACTGTAGAAGTGTTATCTGCTTTCAACATGACCTTTTTATTCTTTGTGGGTGCCTGCTTATCATAGGGCTTAGGAAAGCCAAATTCATCCAGATCTTCTGCCTTTACATAACCAGATTGCGCAGCAGAAGTTGTAGGAACAGCAAGTGTCACATTTTCAGCCCATGCAAACACAACAACACTAATGGGGTCAGTCCCGCCGTTTGCATGCTGGAGAATATCAAAATCATGAATAGTAATGCGACCTAAGAAATCTTCCCAGTTCGCAACAGTTATATCAACATAGTTCTCAGGCCAAATAAAAGGCAATAACATTTCGCCACCCTGCGAACTAGTAGGATCAATCAACAAATGGGGCTTTTGAGAAGCTTGAACTAAATCCTCTATAAAGAAAGCCCTATTTTTGGTCACTTGGTCTTGGTTGATATAAGGGTTATATGACATAAGTGCACGTCCGTAATAGAAAGAGTTACCATTAATTAAAACCTTAATCTTTAAATTACATCGAAGATTGCGGTAACGATTAATCTTATCAAGAACATCACTATTGCCAAAGAAATCCGACCAAGGATTAAACACCTCGAAGAGACGTGCTCCTCCTGGTGTCCACTGGAATTCTTGAATCTTGACCGGACGCGATAGAAACGAACCGAGTTGCGCATCCTGATACCCAGACAATTTAGTGGTTTCATCACTATTTGCCAAGATATCATACGACCACGGCTGATCACCATCAATAAAATGTACGTTTTGTGTAGAAGTCTGTGGCATTTCCTTTGAAATAGACGCACCAACGACTTCAGGTACACTAGAATTATTAGTTTCCTCCATTGAGGAATATGTATTTTCATTATTAATTTCTGTAGTAAGTAATTTATTTCTTAAGGTATGAGCTCTACTCAAAGCGCACACCGCAATACATTTATTTGGTTGACGAAACCTCCCATAAATATGGGTACTGCGCGAGGGCAGTGTCTACGATATGCAAGCCTATATTATATACATAACATATAAAAATATATAGATACGGTAATCCAATACATAAAGACTATTTTAAACTTATACTACGGATAGATCCGGAGTGTGGACGAGTTTTACGTCATCCCAAGACGGTGCAAGAAATATTTACTCTTCGTCATTTAAATACTTCTCGCGAAAAAGATTCATACGCATATCGTACGAAACACTGAGTTCAGTGCACATATGAGAAACGCCAGTACGTTGAGCTACCTCAATCATCTGCAATCTTCTCATCTCATACATCTCACGTCCATATTGCCACCACTCACGCAAGGCACCATCA